AACGGCGACGCGGGAGCAGGGTCGTAATCCTCCGGCATCTAGAGACGCCCGATTGGGCGCGCGTGCCGACGCTCCCCCACTTCGACGGCTTCGTCTTCCATTCCGGCCAGCAGGACCCCACGATTCGCGGTGAAGCCACGGCCCTCGCCGCCACCAAGTCCGGCTTCCTCTACGTCCAAGTGCTCACCCGCCCGGACCCGACGTGGGGCAACCCGACGGGCGTTCCCTGGCTCGATGCCGTGAACGCGCTCACAACCCCGCTCATCACCCCCGAAGGGGTGCCGGCGGTGGCATGGGCCCACGGCCGCCCGATGATCGACTGGCATGTGCTCGACGGCGGGAAGCTAGACGGACTCACGGACGTGCTCGTGAACGAGGTTCGTGCCCTTGGCCTAAGCGGTGTCCTCCTCGATCTATCCTACACGCGCCCCCACTACTGGATGTTTCGGCACGATGGTCCGGCTTACGAACAATTCCCCGCCGCGTGGTGGCCATATTGGGAGCGACGGTACCGGAAGTTCGTCCAACTGCTCGGCGCCAAGTTTGCAGCTAGCTCTCCCGAGCGGCCCTCCCCGTTGCGGATCCTCTTGGAAGGGGATCGGATCGTGATCCAGATCACCGGCACCGTCGGACGCGCGGCGTTCTACCGCGAGCAGGCGCAGCTTAACTGGGACGTGGAATTGCACGAATGGGGCGTCTCCGGGGGCGTCGATGTGCTCTCGGTTCTCGCCGATGATACCGAGGCCATGTATGCGCTCGTTGCCGCCAGCCGAACGCGGCGGGAGCACTGGATCGCCTTCACGGGGCACTCGGCTTTGGCAGTCGATGAAGCCTATGAGCTGGCGGCCGAGGTTCAGGACGAGCCCCCCATGCCTCCACCTTTCCCGCCCACGCCGGCACCGCCGAGCTAGGAGTAACCAATGGCGAATCATCCCGATACCGCGTGGCTCTCCCGAGTCCAGCAGTGCCTGCAGCGCTCGGGCTCGTTCAGCAATGACGAGCTGGAGATCATCTCGGGGTGCATGCAGGCGGCCGGCGTCGCGCCTGACCCCGGACCCGATCCCCCGGACCCGCCCGACCCGCCGGATCCTCCGCCCACTGGCACCTGCCTCGCCGGCTTCATCCCGCTCTCCGGATGGTGGGACAAGTTCTGCGGCGACGAGCCCCCCAAGTTCAGGAGCGAGGAGGGCGGCACGGTCGGAGTCATGGGGACGAACGCCAACGCCTACCGGCGCTTTGCTCCCAACTCGGGGCAGGCGCGCGGCAAAGCATCCATCGAGGTGTTCTACCGTACGGCGCAAATCCCGCAGGACACGGGCGGCGGGCATCTCTTCACGGCTCAGTCCGGCGAGCGCGCGCTCAACCCCGACTACATCAAGGGCTGGTTTCGCCCCGACATTGTGTCCAATCAGTCCATGTGGAAGATCCATACCTACAACAACGGGCCGAACGGGGAAGCCTGGTACACGAAGCCAAACGGCGAGCACGATCACGTGGTGGACGTCTGGTCCACGGGCATCCCGAACGCTGGCGTGGGCAAGTGGATCCCGATCTCGCTCGAGTGGGAGCGTCGGGCTGCGGACAAGATGTGGTATCGGTTCTCGGCGAGCGGTCAGTCGGCCGAGCGCGTGGTGACGATCCATTCGCAGTCGGTGAATCCGTACTCGGTCGCGATCGGGAACATGGATGGGCTCGGCCAGTTCGGCGGCACCCCGGAGATCGCGTTCCGGAATCTGCGCTGGACGGCATGAGCGACGAGACGAGCGTTAGCCCGGGGTTCTTGACACCAGCCCCAACGCATAGCGAGCGCAACATCGCGCTCGATGCCGATCAGACCGTGATCTCGTGCGGGAAGTGCGGGCGCGTGCTCCTCATCATCGCGTGCCGGAATTGCTTCCCAGGCGATGGCGCATCACTAAATGCTCTCGGGTCTACGATCACTCTAAAGCGCGATGCCCAAGGAGACATCCCGGTAAAGGCGGGAGCACCGGATGCGTTGCGTATGAAGATCAACGGGCCAGACATGGGGCATCGGTGCTGATGTGGGTCGGGATCGGCGCGCTGTTGCTCGTGGGTCTGATCGCGGTCGTGGTGTGGTTTTGGGGGAGGCATGGTCCCGATGGGTAGGCCGAGATACGATCCCGAAGCCATCGCCATGAACCGGATCGTGGCCGTGCTCTCGACGCTCGATGCCGCGGCGTGCGCGCGGGTGGTGCGGCATCTCAACGAGCGCTATGCGGTAGCCGATGCGATCGCCGGGACGACCGTGAGGGCGACGTGGCAGGTTCGTGGCGGAGATCGAGCTGATCGTCAAGCGAGATGGTCGCGAGTACAGGACGACCGTGACGATGGACGAGAGCAAGACCGTGGCCAATGATCCGAGATACGCAAAGATCGGCCTTCTCTACGGCTACGAGAACAGGGCGCGAGAGGCGATGTACCGGATCATTTCCATGATGGGCAAGGATGATCCGCTCTTTAGTCTCGGGACGGAGCCATGATCCAGGGCATACCCCACGGCCCGACGGCCCGCCAAATCGTGGATCATCTCGGGAAGGCCGACGACGGCAACTTCATCGAGATGGCCGGTCTCCGGCTCGAGGTACACCGGGTGTCTGACCTTCACCCGGCGCCCTACAACCCGCGCACGATCGACCCCGAAGCGATGGCCGGGCTTCGCCGCTCGGTCAAGGAGTTCGGGCTCGTCGAGCCCATCGTCTGGAACCGTCAGACCGCGCGGGTCGTCGGCGGCCATCAGCGCCTGCAAGCGCTCTCAGAGATGGGGGTCCAGGAGACGCCGGTCGTGGTCGTGGACTTGGACGAGACCCGCGAGAAGGCGCTCAACCTGGCCCTCAACAATTCGGCGATTGCGGGCGAGTTCACGCCGGACGTGCTCGGGCTCGTGAGCCTCTTGGAAACCGCCCTCCCCCCGGATCTCTTCGCCGAGCTACGCTATGATGAGATCCAGGTCGGGAAGATCGAAGCGCCCGACGTAGACGGCGGCCAGGACGGTCCCCAAGCCTACGATGGGCCAAAGGTCGCGACTTGTCCCAAGTGCGGCCATGTCTTTGAGACGTGAGGAGAACCCACGGATGCCACCCCTCCCCGATAGCCTCTCGATCGAGCAGAAGGCCCAGCAGTTTCAGTTCTGGTATGACCTCTTTGCCCGGCTCGGGATCACGCCCATGTTCTCCGACAACCCTCCGGCCGTGATCTGGCTGCCGCTGACGGCAGCCACTGGCCCCTCGGAGGTCGCGACCTGCCGGAAGATCGGGCGGGATCTCCTGGCCTACGCTGACGCGCAGGAGGCATTGCTCGGCGGACCCGTGGTGACGGGCACCTTGCCGCCGGCCGCGACGCGCTCCCCGCTCGCCCCGGGAGCCCCGGGGGACGACCGGCTGGCGCGGCTCGAGGCGATGGTGGCGCAGATTGCTCAGGCGTCGGCAGTGAAGGCCGAGCCCGAGCCCTATCAGTACACGACGCCCACCCCGAACGAGCGGCGCCCCGACCCCGTGGCGGCCAGGTGAGGCCTCCCGAGGACGAGGCCCGGGCGGCTCTCGGGCAGGCCGCCGTTGATCTGGTAGTCGCGATCGAGCGCTATCGGAAGGTGAAGCCTAAGGGGGCGTGGACTGACGAGAACGGCGTGGCGCGGGATCTGGGCGAGCCGAACGGGCCGAGCAATCCCTATCGTGACATGCGGCTGGCCCGCGCATTCCTAGTCCAACTCGCGACCCCGCGATATTGGCAGGGCGATGCCAGGCAGCTCGGCGCCCTTGCACAACCGCCGCCCGACCAGGACCAGATCCCGCAGGGGTTCTGGCCGATATGGGGAGGCGAAGCGGCCGTCCAGATCCTAGCCCTGGATCGGGACCGGCTGGGCGCTCCGGTCGAGCCGATGGACCTGGCAGCGCTCCTCGTCCACCCTGGCCCCGGGCCCGCGCCGGGCTGGAGGACGGGGCCGTAGCCATGGCACGCGAATCGGGCGGCAAGATCGACTTCAGTCGGCTCAACGATGGGATGGACCCCGCGCGCGTCAGGGAGACGGTGCTTCAGATGACGATCCGTGACGTGTCGGCCGAGTGGAAGGCACGCGCCAACATCGCGGCCTATCTCGTGGACGCCGGCCCGCAGGAAGGAGACTTTAAGTGATCACCCGAGGGCTCGCCCCTGCGGCTCCCCCGCCACCCGCTCCGCCGATCCTTGAACCGAACACGGATGAGCTTGCCCGGCGCGGCGCACTCGCCCCTGCCCCCGGGACGGGACTCGAAGCGCGCTCGGTCTCCACTCGCTCGATCGGGACCGAGCAATACTCGACGATCCCCAAATCCTTCCCGCTGATGGGGCTTCGCTCGCAGGGCACGATCCGGGACGCACACCGCGCGAGCCAGGCCGCGCAGTCGAAGGCCGACGCCCCGCCCGGGCGCGTCTCCCGCGCCGATCCGAGCCAGTACGAGGAAGCGCTCCTTGGCCAGTACGCGACCCCGCCCTTCGATCTCGACCGCCTGACGGACATGCTCTACGAGTCGGACACCTATGACTCGATCATCCGGCAGTTCGCCCTCGACGCCTGCTCGGGCTGGTCGCTGATCGATGCTGCCGAAGGGGCCCCCGATACGAGCCCCGGCAATCCCTCGACGGGCGACGATACGGCGGCCAAGGAACAGCGCCTGATCGCCGAGCGGATGCTCGACCGGATGACCTACGACTTCGACGCGCAGCACGTGTCACTGACCACCTTCTCGCAGTTCCTCGTCAAGGATCGGAAGGCAACGGGGAACGCGCATAACGAGATCGTGCGCGATGAGCAGGGCAAGCCAGCACAATTGATTCACATCCCCTCGCGCTTGATCCGTCGCGGGCTCGATGGCCGGACCTTCTTGCAGCTGGACGAAATGGGCCGACCCGCGGCCTTCTTCCGCCGCTTCGGCGCAGAGATCCAGCCGATTGATCCCGTGACCCTGCAATCCGAAACCCCGTGGGCTTACGTGAGCCGCGAGGAAGCGATGACGATCCAAGGCGCGTTCGGGCCGGGCGAGCTACCGGGCCCAGGGCAGCGGGTCGGCGACTTGAAGCGCGAGCTGACGGACTTCAAGATCTACCACCCGCGCGAGCGCTACTACGGTATCCCGCCGATTGTCTCGGCCTTCAATTCGCTCGTCGGCAACATCTTCGCGAGCAATAGAAACGTGCGCTTTTTCGTGAACCGCGGGATGCCCGATTGGCTCGTGATGATCAAGGCCTCTTCGGCTGCGTTCTCGGATCCTGATACCCGCGAGAACATCATTGACCGGATCCAGAACACGATCGAAGAGCACATGAAATACATGATCGAGGGCGAGGATCACCGCACCTTGACGCTCCGGGTCCCGATCGACGGCTACGATGTGGTCTTCGAGAAGCTCGGCGGGGAGCCCAGCGATCAGGAGTGGTCGGGCTACCAGATCGCGAACCGCGACAACATCATCCATGTGTACGGAATGCAGCCCTCGAAGCTCGGGATCAACGAGACGGCGAGTCTAGGCACGGGATCGGGGGAATCGCAGGACGAGACCTACAAGCGTTCGCAGATCGACCCCGAGCAAGCGGTGCTTGAGGCCTTCTTTGACCTGATCCTCGACGAGCTTGGGTTCATGGCCGTGGATTTCAAGTACGACGAGATCGACATTCTCGACGAGCAGCGGGAAGTGTCGATGCTCGTAGGGGTCGCGTCTACGGGGGCGCTCTCGATCAATGACATTCGCGCGTGGGCCTCGATGATCGTCAAGCACCTCGACTTCCCGCCCGATGACTCGGAGGAAGCGACGATCCCGATCCGGTTGCTTGATCTGCAAACGGCTGGGCTTCTCGCGCGTGCGGGTGGAGACGCGGGGAGTGCCATGACACTCCCCGGCCAGCGCTCGGGGACGCTATCCAGAATTGCCGGCATGTTCGGGCTCGGTGGCGGCGATAGTCGCCAGTCACCGGAGGACGCGTTGACACGGCTACGGCAGGGAACGACGCGAGTCAGTGATCGCGTGGCCCCACGCCGGCCGGAGCTGCCAGCGGGGAACGGTAAGCAACCATGACAGACATCGCCGATTACGATCTCCTTCCAGAAGCCAAGCGGGTTGAAGTCGAGAAGATTCGGCTGGCACTCCGAACGGCGTTCTCTGATCTGTCCGGGGTGGAAACCGAAGTCTCGTATCTCCGCGAAAGTGCTATGCAGCACCAGATCTACGAGCTACGGGCGACGGTACTCGGCCAGAAGAACGAATGGTGTCGGTTCAAGGCGCCGTTGACGTGGTGGGATGCGGTCAAGGAGCGCTGGTGTCCGCCGTGGCTCAAGAAGCGTTATCCGGTCAAGTACCGGGAGGAGATCGTTGAAGCGATAGCGCTCTTGCCGACGCTGGATCTCAAGATCCCTGGCCATCGCACGACGATCATGCTGCAAACGATACCGGTAGCACGGTGGTATGGATCTCAGCCCTGATCCCCGCTTCCGGCGCCAGCTCTGGACACCGCCCAGTGCTGCACCCGAACGGCGCGAGCAGAAGCTCATGGCGCTTATCTGCCCCAAGTGCAAGATCAACTTCTCGGCACCCAAGGAATACGCGATGGCGATCTGCGAGGCCGATGAGCCGCCATTCATCGGCGACGGGCGCGGGTGCGGCTGGCTCCTGGGGCTCGAACCGCCCTACGCTTCGGGAACGCACGGGCGCGCCTTTGCCGTGATCGATATGAAGATCGATCCCGCGTCGGGGAAGCACGATAAGCGGCTCTACATCGAAGGCTGGCGGCGGATCGTCGAGCATTGGGAGAACCGCGGGCTCGCGAAGCGCGAGGTCGATTCGGAGGGCAAGGTGATCGGAGTACGGATGCCTACCGTCCAAGACTTGCCCAGTGCTCTCGAACAGTCGGAGAACTAGATGGAACACGTGAATGGGAAATGGTGCTGTAATCGCTGCGCGCATGAGTCCGCACTGCAAGTACAGACCATGATCGCATCGTTCGTTGAGGCCCTATACGATGAAAAGAGAATGGGCTACCTAGACCCTAACCCACTATTCCAAAACGCCGTTTGCCTTCAAATCGCGCGCGAGATTAAGGCGCTGACGGTTGATCCCCCCGACGGCTGCGCGCTGGATGGCACCCCATACGAAACGGTGCCGGTCGGGGACGGCAAATAACGTGGCTCGGGGATCGGCGATAGTCGTGTCCACTCGCTCCGCGGCGCGCCGCTTACCCGAGCCGCCCTCTTTGGATTCGCCCCGGCTGCGTCGGCCGACATCCCTTGTCCGGCCGGCACGTGCCCTGCGTCAGGCGTTGAATCGGGACTTCACGCGCACGGCGGCAGCTGTAACCCAGGTCCTCTCTCGCT